AATTCAAAGTCGGGGTGTGTTTCTAATTTAGCATCTTTCTCAAGAACTCTCAGATTCTTCATTTATGCTGCTTGCTTCACCTTACTGAAGTTCTTATCCTTCACGAACTCAATTTTGTCTTCGAACTTACCGTCTAGGATCTCGCCCTTGTGACTGATGATAAACACGTTAGTATCATCACCGAGGGTATGGATAATCTTGATAAGATTCTCAATACCTGCCTCGTCAAGTGATGAGTCGAATGTCTCATCTAGCATCAATAGGTTGGTAGAGATAGAGTTCTTCATCCTTGCTATCTGTCGCCATGTGAACAGTAGTGACAAGTCGATACGTTGCTTCTCACCCTCACTGAATGAGTCATAAGAGAAGGCGTCACGGTGACGTGATCGAATGGTCTCAGTAAAGGACTCGTCAAGGTCGAAGTGAACATAGAAGTCGAGTATCTGTAGATACTGATTGATCAACTTGTTCATCACTGGCAGATACTGCTTGATGATCTTTGTCTTGATACCCTGATCTTTGAGCATCTCAGAGATGACACCGTGATAGGCATACTTATCCCTGTGATTATTGAGATCAGTACTCAGACTGTAGAACTCTGATGTGAGTAAGTCGTGCTCATCATTTGCCTTTGCCAAATCAGACTGACTACTAGACAGAGACTCAATCTCTTTATTCGCAGTGTTGATGACACCACGGTTACTCTCAATTTTCTGATTGTTGATCAATACTTCTTGGGAGAGATTTAGAGACTCCTGAAGTTTGCCTGTCAGTTCTTCTATTGTGGAGGTGCTTTGCTCAATCGCCTGTTCGACTTCAGAGAGACCAGATTGTAACTCTCCTGCCTTCGTTTTTGCTTCTCCGAGTTTCTGTTCTTTGAGCGAAATGTCGATGTCTTGCTCGCAAGTTGGGCAGGTCTCATTCTTCTCATAAAATTGTGCATCCTTGACTAGAGTTTTTATTTTTGTGTTTATGTCGGATTGATACCCTCTCAGTTTCAGGGAGTTGTCTTTCTCTGTATCCAGAAGCGGTCTAACCTCATTCTCAATAGAACTAGCGAGAGTCTGAGCTTCTGAAGATTGCTTGACGAGTAATTCAATTTCTCGTTGCATTTCTTCAATGTGGTCTTCTTTCTGTTTGCGTGCGTCTTCGTTGATTCGACTGATGTCTCGAATATATTTTTTGTGGGATTCTGTTTTCGTTTGGTTGATTTCAATACTGTGTCCTACCTGATTGATTTTCTCTCTCAATGTAGCAATCTTTGCTTTGAGGAGAATATTCATCTGTGAGAACACACCAATATCAAGGAGGTCCTCGATTACTTCTCTCCGTTGATATGCACCTAACTGCATAAAGGGAGTGAAGGAAGAGGATCCTAGAACGACAACTTGGTGAAAAGTTTTATGAGTGAGTTTAAGAATGTTCTGTTCAAGAACCTTCTGATACTCTTTATTGTGAGAATTTTGATTGAGGAGTGTCCCGTTCGCGTATATCTCGAACTTCTTAGTCTTGATGCCACGGACCACTTTATAGTCGTTGTTACCAATAGTGAACTCGACTTCTACTATGCACTGCTTATTATTTATGGAATTGACGAGTTGTGGTTTGTTGATATTGCGATGTGCCTTACCAAATAAAGCAAACGAAATCGCGTCAAGCATCGTTGACTTACCAGCACCGTTTTGACCTACCACTAGGGTAGTCTTTGCCTTATTGAGTTGTATCTCGGTAAACGTGTTTCCTGATGACAGGAAGTTTTTATACCGAACCTTCTGAAATACGATCACGAGAGTTCCACCGTTTCTGCTTCTTGCATGAGTTCAATTAGTTCTTTCTTGAGTCGATCCTTATCTAGGATAGTCTCTACATTATCAACATAGGAACGAAGGAGTTCACTGGTATTTTCAATCTCCAGTCCTTCGTCTTGGACGTTCTCACCTAGGAACTCGGTGAAGTCCTCTTGGATTTTTAGATCAAGAATATCTCTTGACTGAATACGATCCAGAAAACGATCAAAAGTAAAGGGATCAGTCTTATTCGTGACGACCACTTTAACAAATTTCCCATCGAGTCGTAATACATCGTAAGCATTGTAGTCTTGCTTTTCGTCATCGTAATAAATTCTCTCATACAGAGTAAGGGGATTGCGAACAGGAGTTAACTCCCTCGTATTAGTATCTAGTATATGAAAGAATTTGTCATCACCTGCGTCGTTCCAGAAGAACTCCATCTGTGATCCAAGGTAGTGAATGTTGCCTTGATTAGACTTACAATGATAGTGACCGGATACGACTAACTCAAACCTATTGAGGTGTTCTGTTCCCATACCGTCAGTGCAGGGAACACCACGTAGCATGTCGAAACCGTTGAGTTCAAAGTGACCCCCGATAACGTCTGCTTTACAGTTCTTGAGAAAGTCTACACACTGAGTCTCGTTCTCTTGGTTTATCCAAGGGATCAGACCCATCTTCATACCGTCATAATCCATGACTACTGGATCTTCGAGTATGGAGACCTCGTTCATGTAATGACCGAGTAATTCTTTCAGAGCATTGAGTCGATTCGTGTTCTTGTAGTAGACATCGTGGTTACCAGGAATGATATCCATTGTGATGCCATACTCACGCAACTTGTCAAGGAAGTGAACACGATTAGAGTTCAGTGCCTTGAAGTTGATGAACCGTCTATGTTCATAGTAATCTCCTAGGTGAACAATGTGCTTGATATTGTTCTCTAGAAGGTAGGGGAAGAATACATCTGTGTAGAATGCTGCTTGGTAGTCGATAAAAACATCTGAACTATTTCTGGTACCTGCATGGGTATCATTCAAGATTGCTATTTGCATTTATTCCTCAATAAACTCCGTTAAGTCTGAGTCTCTACCCTTTCGCTTGTTAGAGAGTCTCTGCTTTTTGTAGGTTGTGATTTTACTATCCTTCTCTTTCACATCTTCGATGCGTCGACGGAGGTTGTCAACGAAGGATTGAACTGCCCTTGCTACTTCAGGGTCTTCATCGGGGTCGACCATAAACTCGTCGAGACCTGACTCAGCGATAAACTTCATTTTCACATCATGCTGTTTCTTCTCCTTCTGAATACGTCGGAGAAAGGCATACCATGATATCTGAGTAAAGTAACCAAATGCGTTAGGTTTACCACCGCGAGTTGCTGCGTCTGCGTCATAGTTACCCAGAGCACGTAGACAGTTCTCGACTGCGTCCATTACCATCTCTTCGCGATAAGTATACCTTACGAAGTTAGACTTGTGTGACAGTCCTTCAGAGATCTTGAGAAGGCACTCAGCGACATAGTTCGGGACCATAGGATCACGTTGGTTATTATCCCTTGCTATCTTCACTTCTCTTGCATACTCTACCACCGCATTACTAAAGTCCTTGTTATTGACATAGTGCGGTTTCTCTCTTGCTGCTGCGTGTTTACCCATAATTTATACCAAGATACTTAATTGAATGAACTATTATACTGATTCAAAATGAAATCACAAGCTTACTCTGTGAGTAAGGATGGTTGATTCTTAGGTAGAAACGATACTACATTACCGATCGTCTCACGTTCTGCCTGATTCTGATCTTTCATTCCTTGATCGATCTCTCCTAGAGAATTGTAATACTGTTCTAAGACTGTAGGAGAGGGGTCTGTCATACACATAACCGCCGCAGGGTTGATGGTTGTGCTCTTTTCTAGGTCGTCTGTATAAGTGACCCAAGGTTTGAGGATGTAGTAGGACTTGGTTTCCTCGGGATCTAGATCGAGTTCATTCATGGGAATCAACTCTAGGATATTGTTCGCCTCGATAAAGGTATCCTCTTCCCAATGCTGTATGTTTGCGATGACCTCTTGTCCGTTCATCATCTGTATTTGCTGCACATTTTTCATAATTCCACCTTATGAATTTTATAGTCGAACTTTTCCTTGTCATAGATTTTCATTCGCGAAGCAGAGTGGCGAAGAGTAAAGTTGCCCTTACTGCCCAGTTGTAAATTATCTGCTACGTCAATGAGTTTCGTGTCCTGGTTGTTATCAGACTTTCTGAGTCCCCTGCCTATCGACTGAAGGACCTTGACTTGCGACTTACTTGGACTTGCAAAAATGATATTGTGTAGATTGCGAATATTGATTCCTGTACTAAAGGTTCCCATACTGGCGACAATAATGGCACCGTCCTGTTTCTCTACGATACCTCGTATTGCCTCACGGTCAGACGTATCCGTACCACCGTGTACATAGTAGACGTTCTTACCATGTATCTCCTTGATCATCTTATAGAGTGGTTCGCCGTGCTTCTCTACAAACTGAAAGAGTACCAGAGTGTTGCCTGTCTGTGTCACCGCGAGGTTACGTATCAGTTTATTCCTCGGTTCGTGTGTCACGAGGAAATCGACCTCTTCCTGATACGTCATACCGAACACCTTCTTCTTATACGTATCCTCGTAGTTGAGAATGATCATGTCGATATGCAGTTTCGCCAGAGTACCCTGATCCTGTAAGTCACGAGTATAGGTGACTCTCTTGACCGGACCGAACAGTCCCTCCAGTACCAGTTTGTTCACTGCGGTTCCGTCGAGTGTGCCCGTTGTACCGACACGGTATTCTGCCTCACTACACTTGTTCATCAAGGTACTGAGCGACTTCGCTTTGAACAGGTGACACTCATCACCGAATACAATACCGAACTGCTCAAACCACTCCTTACTCAGACGGTATACCGATTGCCATGTGGTTACGATCACACGTTTCTTCGTCTTTTTGTCCTTTCCTGAGTAGATCTTGTGAATGTGCTTATCTGCGTCGAATCCGTAATCATCGAAGTCCTTGTACATTTGCTCAACGAGCGATGTAGTTGGCACGACGACTAGGACGTTCTGCTCATGCTCTTCCAGATACCACCGCATGAGGTTGTAGATAATAAAGGACTTACCTGAACCAGTAGGTGACAGTAAGACTCCTCGCTTTCTTTCGATACAATGTACGATGGCATCGTATTGGTAGTCACGAGGTTCAAACGGGGGATTGAAGGAAGCGAGTTGCTTCACAATCGACTGATGATTGATCTCATTTTTCTCGTTGGGTAGACCGTAGTCTGACCTTGCCAGTTTGATATGATAGTGACGATCGGCAGCGAACTTGCAGAGTTTGGCATATAACCCTACATTGAGTTGGCAAGTGCGCGAATCGAACAATCGTATCTTACCGTCCCATCTACGTTGACGGACTGCCGGCATGAACTTAGATCCAGGAACAGTGAAGCAGAAATACTCTGACAACTCTGCACGGATATTAGGTTCACAAGCAACCGCCATCATAGAATGGTCGACGAGTTGTACCGTCATTTGACGAGACATTAGACTTCGATGGGATCGTCGTAAATCTTGACACTAAACTCATCAGGCAAGAGGAAGTGCATACGCAAGGTATCTAACTTCTCTTCTGCTTCTGCGAGTTTGACGAGCATCTCTTCGATGGCACCGACTAGGTCAGGGTGCTCACCGATACCCACTGATTGCTCAATGTAGACTTCGATGTTTGCCTTTGCGACAGCAACTTCGCCTTCGAGTTTCTTTTCGAGTGCTAGTAATAATCCTTGCATGATAATCTCCTATTAGATAATATAGACGGGTTCGATAAAGTCTACTGCTTTACCATCAACCACGAATTTGTCTTCAGTGTCTTTGCGAGTAATCGGTCTGCGTGACATTTTCATACCGACTATTTCATTTATGCCATACCTTCTATTTATATCTGCCTCAATAGGGTATCTTTTGCCCTTCACGACAGGGTCTACGATATTGATCATGACCTTATCACAGACCTCTTTCATACTATCCATGACAGGGTAGAAGAAAGTATCTCTCCATACGTCATATTCGTTGTATCTCTTCCACGACTGATTGTCCTCATCATCCTGCCCCTCAGCATACTTCTCAATGCCAAAGTATGGCGGTGAGGTGAACATCAGGTCGTGCTTCTCATCTGCTACAGTTGTCCAGTCTATGTCCTCTGCTGGTCGATTGTAGATACGCACACGTTTGTTGCCTGTAATCTCAAACCAGTCACCGTGATCTTCAAACTTGACGTCGACGGGGAATAGGGGAGTTGCTAGTATTTCCTCGTATGCCTTACATTGTTCCTTGTAGAGTTCATAGGAAGCACCGTTAGGATCGCATCCGAGATACTCGTCTGCCTTGGAACAATAGAACCCTGCCAGTCGATCCCCCCAACCACAGGATATGTCAATCACCTTCTTTGCTTGATAGTGGTCATAGACACACTTTGCGACTAATGGTTTGAATTGAGTAGCAACATATCCACTGAGTCGAAACATCGATCGATACTTAGTCAGGTCAATGGGGTTCTTTTCGTTTTTGAACTCTCTCCATAGGTAGAGAAACATCGACCTAAACCGTTTCGTGAGTTCCTTATCATTCCAAACATCATAGGAGCAAGCAGAGCTAGTGTGTGGGCACTTGTATCGGTTATCGTTGTGCCAGCGACCACTCACGAGGTTGTGCGAGTGCGTTGTAGAGATAGTATGGGTGACATCTACTTTCTCATTGAACTTGTTGACTACACGATCAGGTTCAAAGTCTGTGTTGATATGTCTCCTGATATCTACTCGTTGTAGTGAGTGAAACGTCGATACCATCTCCTCGTGTGTTGGGCGAGTAATGGGCATAGTCACGTTGTGCCTGGAGATATGACGGTGTATCGCAGGTAGGATAATATCGAGTCCTGGGTGTAACTCACCGTCGGACACAAATTCTGATTTGAGGTCCTCCCACTCCTGATACGTAAACATCGGGATATTGTAGTCGTTCTTAGAAGCATCGGCAATAATGTCGTCGATGTTTCTCATACACCTGCCTCAAACTTGCGCACTTC